TTACCAGCCGGAGAACCTTAAATATGACCGACCCCCGTTGGCTTATCATTGCCGAAAAACTTGTAGGCACCAAGGAAATCCCCGGTCCTGCACATAGCAAGGTAATTCAGGGGTGGCTCTCAAAGCTTCGTGCTTGGTGGCGCGATGATGAGACGCCTTGGTGCGGCGTGTTTGTGGCACACTGCATGGCTGAAGCCGGTCTGCCTTACCCTAAGTATTACATGCGCGCTAAGGCTTGGTCGGACTACGGCTCGCTACTACGTCGTGACCGTGTAGCTCCCGGAGCTATTCTTGTCTTTGACCGTGCAGGTGGCGGGCATGTGGGCTTCTATGTAGGTGAAGACACTGGGCATTATTATGTGCTTGGCGGTAACCAAGGTAATGCTGTAAACATAATGAAGCTTGGTAAAAGCCGTCTTGTCGCATGTCGCTGGCCTAAAGATGAGCCGGTACTTGGCAAGTATGTTTTTATGAAGGGCGGAAAAGTCTCCGCAAACGAAGCATAAGGAGTTTATTATGGATAAGAACGAAATCTACGGTGTAGTACGCACCATTCTCGCTGCAGCTGGCGGTGTCCTCGTGGGTAAGGGTTATATCGACTCTGAAACTGCCGTGGCTATTGCCGGTGCTGTTGCCACTATCGTCGCTGCTGTTTGGTCGGTTAAGTCCAAGCGTGTCGCTGCCCAAGACTAAGAAAGTTACGTACTGACCCACTGAAGAAAGGAGGGGATAAGATATGTTCGGTTTCTCTCCTTTCTCAGGGTCAGCATTTTCCGACATCAAAGAAACCAACCGGGTAGCCGTAGAGCTAACCGGATTTACGCTTGACGTCATTGATGATGGTGTAGGCGTGTCTGCGGGCGGTAGTATAACCGTAGACCCTAATGACGATATCGGTACGGGCCAGATAGGCACATCGTTTATAAGTGGTGACGCCAACGTCTCTGCAGTAGCGGTAACTGCGCAAGCTGCACTTGGCTCCGTGCTTATACAAGCAAAAGCTACAACTGCCCTTACTTCTGTATCTGCTCAAGCACTTTTGGGTACAGCTAACGCCGTTGTTAATACAGCCGCAGCGGTATCCGGCTTAACTGCGACAGGTGTGCTGAGTTCAGTTACTACTTCGGGTATTGCAAAAGTAACCGTGACGGGGCTGCAAGCCACTGCTTCTGTCGCCTCTGTATCTATACTTCTCTCTCAGCGCGTACGTGTAACAGGTTTAACGGCTACCGGTCAGGTAGGTACCGTTACTGTACTACCTAGTTGTAAAGTATTCCTCACTGGTGTACAAGCCGCAGGATTAGTCACAACCCCATTGGTATGGAGCGTTATCAATGATAATCAGACCCCTAACTGGGTACCGGTCAATGACGCTCAAAGTAGTAACTGGGCGCAAGTGAACGACGGCAATGCCGTAGTGTGGGTACAGATACCGACGTAAGGAACGAAGATGCCAAGTACATACAGCAACCTTAAAATTCAGCTAATGGCAACGGGTGAGAACAACACCTCATGGGGTGACGTCACTAACGTCAACCTCGGCACCGCACTAGAGGAAGCCATTGTTGGCTCTGCTGATGTTACTTTTGCCAGTGCCAACGTCACGCTGACGCTCACCAACACCAACGCATCTCAGACGGCGCGTAACTTACGTCTACGCTGCACAGGCACTACTGGCGGATCAACTCGCAACCTCGTAGTCCCTTCGATTGAGAAACCGTACATCGTCCAGAATGACTGTGCCGACAGCATTGTTGTTAAGACTGCGGCGGGTACCGGCATCACCGTACTCGCAGGTTCTACGACTTGGGTATATAGCGATGGTGTTAATGTCGTTAGTGCTCTCTCATATACGCCGCTCCTAACTGCTATAAACGTTGCTGCGGTTAATGGTGTAATTGGTAACTTAACCTCGGTAAATTTAACGACTTCGGACCTGACGTCCACAAACTTAGCTACCACGAACCTAGCGGTTACAAACCTGCTAGCTACAAACGCTACCGCTACAAACGTCAACGCCACGACCGCTATATTTACGAACCTGACGTCTACGAACGCCACGAGCACAAACCTGAATGCTACGACGGCGGTGCTTACGAACCTGACGTCTACGAATGCTACTTCTACGAACCTGAATGCTACGACGGCGGTACTAACAAACCTGACGTCTACGAACGCTACTTCTACGAACCTTAACGCCACAACTGCGGTACTTACGAACCTGACGTCTACGAACGCTACGACCACAAACCTGACGGCTACGACAGTACTAGACGCAGGCACCATAGGTGCAGCGGCTCCCGGCTTCCGTGGTCTGCCACAGAACGCTCAGACCGGCGCTTACACGCTGGCATTGTCTGATGCAGGCAAGCAGATTTCCAACACGACCGGCGGCTGGGTTATTCCGGCTAACGGTTCGGTAGCCTTCCCCATCGGCACAGCCATCGTCCTATTCAACAACAGCGGTAGCAGCCAAACGGTATCCATCACGACAGACACACTGCGCCTTGCGGGTACAGCGACCACAGGTACGCGTACCGTCGCTCAATACGGCCTAGCAACGTGCGTCAAAGTTGCCTCTACTACATGGGTAATCAGCGGCGCGGGTCTCAGCTAATGACCGGGATTATATGCGCTCTGGCTGGAAGTGGGGGGTCGATATACGTCGGAACCGCAACGGTAACCGTCGGGTTCATATCACAAGGCAGTTTCTCCAGCTATGGTTTCGGTGCCGGTGGCCAAGGTAGTATTGACCCAGCAACATGGGCGAATAGCGGCCTAAATTTTGGCCAGCTTAAAGACGTTTATGTTAGTGGTGTGCCAGCGTGGTTGGATTTCACGGTTATTGGAAGCGCGCCTAATTCTGGTTGGGAAACGCTGACTGTCGGCGGCACTACGTTAAACCGCGTTGATGCTTCTTACAGCAGCGGCGGGTCATCAACGACGTGGATTTTTAACGGTGCGCCCACCGTGTTCGGCACAACTGTTGGCGCTACGAGGTCAATCGTATGGGCATAACAATCTTCTACCCAGCAAACGAAGCTGAATGGTACGCCAAGGGTACGCTCGAGGACGGCACCTATTTTGAGGTGCCTGCTGTGTTTAACGCAGACGGGACTTGTGATACCGTGGCTACAGATGCCAAAGTACAGCAGCTAATCTTTGCACTGAGTGAAAAAAGCTAATGCCATTCATCAAACTTCAGTTTAAGCCCGGTGTGAACCGCGACCAGACCGACTACTCCAACGAGGGCGGTTGGTATGAGTGCGACAAGATACGGTTCCGCTCTGGTTATCCTGAGAAAATGGGCGGCTGGCTGCGTTCGGCTCCTAACGACTTCATCGGCTACTGCCGACAGATGCTAAACTGGATTACGACTTATTCCGACGACATGCTCGCCATGGGCACCAACGTCAAAGTCTACATCGAGATTGCTGGTAACTTCTACGACATCACACCGCTACGCGACGATGTACCGGTTCTTTCTACCACGGCTACCAATAACTGCATAAACACGACTAACGCCACAAGGACTATTACCGTAAACCTTGGGGCCACTGCGCACGGTGCGCAGACCGGCGACTACGTAATTATTGCAGGTGTTACCGGTTCGGGCAGTCCATCCGCTATTGGCGGTATCCCTATCACCGAGATTAACGGCACCTACGAGATAACCCGCGTAGACAACTTTATCTTCACCTACACAGTTAGCACGACTGCTACATCAACTGTTTCCGCCGCAGGCGGCACGGCTATAACCCTGTCTTTCCAGATTAGCCCCGGTAACGCAATAACAGTTGGCGGCTACGGGTGGAACGTCGGCACATGGGGTCGTGGTGATTGGGGTACAGGTACTATTACTCCTGTGTTCTTGCCGCAGCGCGACTGGTGGTTTGATAACTTCGACAACGACCTCGTTATGAATATCCGTAACGGCGAAGGTTACTGGTGGGTACGCGGCACTACGGAAGACCCCGGCTCGGCGCTAGACACGCCAGCTATCCGCCTTGCGGAATACGCCGACAATGAAGGGTTCGACCCAGATGCAGTACCTGCGCAGATTATGCAGTTGCTGGTATCCCAGCAGGACCGCCACTTGATTGCTTTTGGTGCGGTGCCGTTTGGGTCTACAAGTATAGCGGACTTCGACCCTCTGCTTATCCGCTGGGCTGACCAAGATACGCCGGGTGACTGGACGCCCACGCAAACTAACACTGCTGGCGACCTTCGGGTTTCACGTGGCTCGCGTATCGTACGGGCACTGCCTACTCGGCAGGAAATCTTGGTCTGGACTGATACGCACCTTTTCACACTGCAGTTTCTTGGCACTACAGATGTCTTCGGGCTTCAGGAATACGCAGATAGCGTATCCATTATGTCGCCCCGCGCCGTAGCGTCCGCGTCTAACATTACCTACTGGATGGGGCAGGATAAGTTCTATGCCTACACCGGTCGCGTCGAGACGCTGCCATGCTCACTGCGTAACCACGTGTTCAACAACTTCAACATCAACCAAGCAGACCAAGTGGTGTGCGGTACTAACGAGCGTTGGAACGAGGTGTGGTGGTTCTACCCTACCGAGCAGAGCGACTATAACGACGCTTATGTTGTCTATAACCACCTTGAGCGCATCTGGTATTATGGCACGATTGACCGCACTGCATGGCTAGATACGGCACTACGGGAGTACCCGCAGGCTACAAACACTCCGGGCGGCACAAACGCTGGCACCCTATACATCCACGAGTTCGGCGTTAACGACGACGCCCTGCCTATGGAGAGCTATATCCAGTCATCGGATTTCGACATCGAAGACGGCGATCAGTTCATGCTAACTCGGCGTATACTGCCCGACATTAACTTTAGTGGTTCTGTAGCTGCTGACCCAGAAGTCACTCTCAGCATCC